TAAGCAGCCTTTAATACATCAAAAATCGTTTTTGTGTTCTCATCATCCACAATAGAATTGGAATGTTTAGGGAACATTTTACGCATGTAATCTACCTTCTCTCTAGGATCAAGAGGATTCTTTTTAGCATCCTGTGTCCTTGATGGATAGATTCTATACTGACCACCTTCACCAGCAGTCTTACTTATCGTATCTAATAACTTCTCATGTCCAACAGTAGGTGGATTGAATCTCCCAAACCCTACAGTTAATGAACTATCACCTTTATTCTTCTGTGGCTTTTCTGGTTCCTTTTTCTCTGGACGTAAATCTTTAGGTTCTATTCTTTGACCTGCATTACGTTTACCAAAGAATTTTAATCGGCCCCCAACAGTCTTTGCAACTAACTTACCCTGTTTATCATACCAATCGCCATGACCATCCCCACTCAAACCCATATTTTTGGCTTGAGTTGATGCTTGCGTTTCAGCTTCAGAGATAAATTGTAAAAATGACTTCATCCTTGATCCCAGTTCTTAGCAGCAGTAAAGTTAGCACGACTGAATTCCAGTCTATCAACCAATTTCAAAGCATTACCAGATTTAATAGCTACAAAACCTTCAGGAGCTGTTACTTGATAACCATCTTCGGTTTTAAGAAAAGTTCCTAAAGTTTTTACTAATTCCAGTTTACGAATAATATATGTTTTTGCTTCAATTATATTCATATATGAAGCAATAACAAAGTACAACGAACGTGAATTTGTTTTTAAAAATGTCAAGCCGTCTGACTTTATCTTTATATATTTATCCTGTGTAGATTTAGTTTTTTTAGATGCAATCTCTTTATCTAATTGTTCTGTATAAAAATCAACAAATCCATTTGCAGTATTTTGGGCATTTGTAATAGTATTACCAGTACGAATAAATCTATTCATATATTGTTTAAACATCATACCCAACATAAATTTACCCTCACCATATTCCTTAATCTCATTTAAAAACGTACTAGCTTGTTTAAGAGATCCTTCAGCTTTATTAACCATTAAAGTATATTTTTGTAATTCAACGCTAGTAAAATTAGCACTTCCAGATACATCATTAAAACTTGCAGTAGCTGCATACACATCAGAGGTATTATTCAAACCACTAATATCCACACCAAATGTTGTCATTAAAGACTCCATTGAATCACCACTATACTTAGTATGAAATACAATTCCCATTTTTGCATCATTAATTCTACTACCTAATGATGAATTTACAGGAACAGTATACACAATAGTATTGGGTTGAAAAGATATAACACGTTCACTATTAATAGTTACTATTTTTTTATCATTAGTAAAAAGAAGATCACCCTGCAAGATACCAGTAATACCAAGTTTAGGAAGATGTTCTAAACATGTTTTAAGAATAGAATTTAATCCACTAGTAGGATAATATGCATCCACATCAGCAGGAGTTATACAAATCTTTGGTTGTGTTTTATTAAAAACAGATTTATTACCAACAAAAAATACTTTCCATGTTGGATGAATACCACATATTATTGCTGGAGCTCCATCCCATTTAGTAGTAATACTTAATGTAGATGATGGTTCCGATAACATCTTACCAAGTTCACGCAAAAAATTTATAGCATTAAAACCACCAGCCTTTCCTTGGTTTATAATATCATCCTCTAAATGTTCTAAATGTGTATTTTTAGCCATTCTAAAATATTTTTACAAAAGATCCATTTAAAGGATCAAAAGTTTTTTTAGCTCCGAAATACATAACATTTAAAAAACCTTCTAATGCATCTGCTGGTAATGAACTTAAAGTTCTAGCATATTCTAAACATACTAAAATATTTCTAAACCTACCATGATTAGAATAATCAACAATTTGTTCATTAGCAGCTCCATTTCTTATAACAGAATCTGCACCAGATTCTGCAGAACCTTGACCTGTTACTGATAATGTACCAAACTCTATATTTTCCCCTCCTATTGCAGCACCTTGTAAACTTTGTAAAATATTAATCCAATATAATAATTGTGGTTCTGTCCACATTCCTGGAAACTCTCTAGGAATCATTGGATGTTTTGATATTGAGAGTGGTTTTGATGCACCAACAGATTCCAAATAAGTTTCTAAAAGACTTGCAGGAACACCACCCAATTTTGCAGCAGGTTTTGATTTATTAGTACATTCAATTTGAACTGTTCCATTTGGTTGACTTAATCTTTTATTTCTAACCTGTGCAGCTATAGTAAAAAATGGAGCTTTTTTTAATTTAAAATTAATAGATAATTCAGAATTAATAAAATTTCTATCTTTAATATCACAAAGACATTTAGAGCTTGTAACATCCCATTCTTTACCCTCTGGATTTCCTGTATTTAATTCTTCCTCAATATCAACACCATACCTTAATTTAATTGCTTTTAATGATATGGGTATCATTGTTTTCATTCTAAGAGCTTCATACATAATAGAATTTAAAAGACCCAAATTACTTTGTTCGGTCATACCTTCTATTGTTACCAATTCAGTTATAAGTCTCCTAAGACCAGTTTCTTCTGACTTTTTAACCAAAACAATATCCATAGGATTCCAAGTATCCTTAGTTGCAAATATTCTAGTCCCTCCTTCAACACCACAATAAGTTTTAGCTATACTTTCCAAAAAAGGCATAATTCCATCATCTCTAGAATAATTATAACCCCTTTGAGTATTTAAATATCCCTTTAGTACCCTAGCCTGTTCTGAAAATGTATTCATCCATTGAGCATTTGCATTCGGATATATTGATTGTATTTCAGCAAAAGTAGGTAAGTTTCTACCACCAGATTCAATAAACTTCTCAAAAGTAAAAGCTGATGCATTTTCTTGTTGTCGGGTAGTTATCGCATCTGCAGCCATAACATATAAAAAAAAACTTTTTAGCCTTTTTATTTATAAATCACCCTTAGCCCTATTCTCTGATTTATGAACATTAAACTCCCCACCAGGATATCTTTTCTTTAATTTCTCTACATTCATCTCAACAATTTCATCAAATGATGTATCTAATGCCATACATGCTTGTGCAACATACCACATTACATCACCAAGTTCTCTCTTAAGATGAAATAAATTCTCTTCATTAACTGGTTTACCTTGGAATATCATCTTCTTTACTATCTCAATAAACTCACCTGACTCTGCAGACATTCCTACTGCAGCAGTAAGAAGTCTTTCTACAGGAAGACCTTCTGAATATAGTTCTCTTAAACGAACTGAAAATGATTCAGAACTTTTACTTTCGCTAGATGTAACTGCATCTACGAACTCAGTGTATTTTTCAAAATCAACAGTCATTAGAATTTTAACTCAGCGAATTTACTTTTAAAGTTTTTCTCAGGCCCATTATACTCTTCTTCTTGGCCACTGTCAACTATATCATCCTGTGCATTTTGTTCTACATCATACAGTCTCATCTTTGCACGATCTATACCAATAATAAATCTCTTAAAAATAGTAGGATCATTATATCTGTTCTTTAATTGTTTAACCATTATCTGATTTAATCCTTCCAACTCCTCAGTAGATATGAGAGCGAACATAAGGTCAGCAGTAGCAGGGAGTCCGAAGGACTCTGACGTGTCAGTAAGATCAGGATCACTAGAACCGAAACCAGAACGAGTAGTTTGAGTAGCACTAACAATCGGGACATTTGCTTCGACAGCCAATCCACGAAGTTCCTCCGCAATCCCCTTAATGTACGAGTACGAGTTAATGTTACCATTGGCCTTATAACGTGAAGATGCACATATGTTCAAATAATCAATGAATATTATATCAGGCTTGAAGGATTTCTTCAAGGCAAGTTCATTTAGTAATGTTTTAAAATGTCCTGAATGAGCAGATGCAGTAGGGTACTCTTTTATAATTAACGTTCCTTGTGTTTTCTTAGTAAGATTAGTAACCTTATTGTCAAACATGACCTTTGGTAGATCAGTTATTTCCTGTATGTTGACATTAAGAAGGTTGGCATCAATTCGTTCCGCAATTCGTTCTTCAGCCATTTCCATTGTAATGTACAGAACATTTTTCCCTTGCAAGAGGACGGAGCTAGCCATGTGGCACATGAATAAAGACTTCCCGACACCCGTACCAGCAAGAGCGATATTGAGAGTCTTATTAGGGAGCCCACCTTTTGTAATTTTGTTGAAGTACTCCAAGTCAAACGTGATCTTTTCTTCCTTCCTGTGGTACGATTCGTATCGTTGTTCGTAATCTTGGAGGTAGTCATGTCCTATGTGATTGTCAAAAGAAACAGCAAGTGCATCAGAAAGTATTGTTGGGATTGCATCACGATTTTTTTTCTCATCTTGTCCATCAGCAATCTTGATAGAACTCATGAGGGCCAGATATATTGCACGGTCTTTACACCACTTCTCTGTGATGTCAATTAACCATTCAAAATTAACAACCTGTCTATGTAGGGAACTTACAAGTTCCGATATTTCTTTAAATTCTGTATCATTAATATCCGATCTATTCTCTATTTCTATCTGTAAAACTTCTTGTGTTGAAGGTTTATCATACTTCACAATGAACTGTGTTATCTCCTCAAAGATAACACGTTCTTGATGATTGTCAAAATAATCTGGCTCAATAAAAGGAACCACCTTACGGATGTATTCCTCTTCATGAATCAAATTTCGTAGAATTGTTGTTTCAACTCTATCCATAATTTAAGCACCATAACTAAATTCTTTCTGGGCTATTTCATCTAATGCTTGCATCACATCTGGAGTGAAATACTCCTCTGGGTTAGCATATAT